GAAGGTCTTGTTTTGAAGGTTTGAATTTTCTACACAAACAAAACAACGGGCCGGCGCATCCGGGGAGCGCAAAAAGTCGTGCCATGAAAGCAGATCAAACTCCATAAATCGCATGGTTTTGTCTTCCATGTCCAGGATAGCGACCCAAAACCCGCCTGCGCGGAATGCCGGGTCCACGCCGATATATATTGGCGATTCTCTTACCATTCCCTTTCCGTTTTAAACAGTGGAGAATGCGTATGCACAATTTCCCCGGATGGTGTATAGGCTACATTGCCTGAACGCCAAACAAATTCAGGCATTCTTTCGGAAAGGTGGCGCAACATACGCGCCTCATCGCCTTTAAAGCAATTCATGTAAAAGGTTTCGCTTTCCTGTTTTTCAGGATGCGTTTTATTAAAATTCTCTCTTACCATTTCGATATTGCGTTTAGCACGCTTTTAAAGGCTTGCGCATACGCCATTACGGCTACCGCCAGGATAACGGCGGCAATGATGCGCGTTTTGTCGTTGTTTACGGCGGCGTTAAAAATGCGTTTCATATTCAGAAAAGTTCGGTTTGGTTGTTGTCCGCCTTTTCCGCTTTTCCGACTTTTCCTAATTTGAATGTCCCCGGCTTGACACGGACCAAAAACCCGGCATCCACCATCCTCGAAAGCACATCACCGACGTACTTTTCCGCGTGACTGTAATAGTCCTGCCCGATCAGGCGAACGGCGTCTTTTTTCGTGATCGTCCCGCCGAGGTTCTTGCACTCCCGCAAGATGGCGGCTTGTTTCGGCGATGGTTTCATTATTCTGCGTTTTTCGGCAATCGCCATAAAACGGGCGTTACCTGTTCAACTAATCCTGCCTTTTTCATCCGGTGCAATTCGCGGCGGGTTATGCCCATGTAGCGTTTGCCTGGCAAAATGATTTCTCCCGGCTTGCTGAATAAGGCATTGCACAGGTAACGAATCGTAACAACCATGTTGCCGGTGTCGGCATAATGGTCACGGAGTATCTTAATTATCGCATCTTGCATTGCACAAAAGTAAATATAATTGTACAACTATGCAAACGGATGGGCATAAAAAAACCGGCGAACTTTTCCGCCGGCGTGGCCCCGTCTCAAAGGGCCTGTATAGTCTCATGAAAAGAGTTGCTTTAGAAAAGCGCCCGCGCCTTGCGACGCGGGCACGATAAACCCCAAATAAACCAATTAATCTCTTAACGGTACAAATATAAGTCGCCGGCGTTGGCTTGTTCGCGCAGGGCATTCCGCTCGCTCTCACACATGATCAGGTCGTTTTTCGATTTGCGCAGGTCGGCGGCTTTGTGTTCCAGGTCGGCCTCGGTCTGGCTGAGTTTCATGCGCAACTCGGTAATCTCGGCTGTTTGCGCGTTTACTTTAGCCGTCAGCTCGGCTACCTGGTCGCGGAGGGCGCTCACTTTAAAATAATTGTAGGCGAGGAGTACCCCCAGCACGAAGGGGACGATGCAGAGCAGAAAACCGACGAGGTAATCGCTCATGGTAGACGCGGAATGCAATAAGATATAAGAAAAAAGCATGGTTGAGTTCGTTTTGAATGGTTAACGGTTGGTGGTGAGCACGACACGGCGGTTTTGGTGGCGCCCGTCTTCGGTGCTGTTGTCCGCTACCGGTTCGGACTTTCCTTTTGATTCTACTTTGATGCGATTAGCGGCGATGCCGTTATCCGTCAGAATTTTAGCGATGGCTTTGGCGCGGCCCATGCCGAGGGCGATGTTTTTCGCATCATCGCCGACATTGTCGGTATGCCCCACCACGGAGAAGGTGGCCGTGGTGCCTTTGTGCTTGTCTACCAGTTTTTTCAGGTAGGCGTCGACCGCCGGGTCTTTGTCCTTTTCCGTGGAGTTGAACGGAAACAGGAACGTAACCGCGTTGTCCGACTCGATGATGGCGCCTTCTTCTTTTTTCAGGACCATTTTGAGCCAGGAAAAATCGGCCGATTCGCGGGCTGGGCCGCCTTCGGCGAGTGAGTCTGTCACGGCTTTAGCCGCGAGGTGCAGGCGGCTGTCCGGCATTTCCGGCATCATCATGGCGCGCAGCGCTTCGGCGCGTGCCATACCCAGTTTTTCGCCGTTGGTTTCGCCGGCGCGGTACCAGCCCGTAATCAGCAGGGTGTCGCCCTGACCGCCTCTGGCGAGCAGTTCTTTTTTCCAGGCCGCAAAATTGGCGTCGGGTTCAGGTTTGTCGGCGTTCCATTTGAACAAAGGGACACCGGAAGTCTGCACTGTTTGGGTGGCGGGTTCTCCGTTGCAACAATCGCATTGGCGGCAATGCCAATAATTGACGCACCAGACCGTGTAACCCACAAACAGTACGGCAATAAGCCATAGTGGAAGTCTCATGTGAAAGATGGTTTAATATTTTGTCATGGTGATGTATCGGCAAAATTATTTAGGAGAAAACAAATAGTTGCCAATTTTATGAAAACTTATTTTTGAAAACTCCATTTGCGCAAACGGCCGTTGTTCTCCGCGGTCAATAAAACGCCGCTTTCCACCCGCGTGCGCAGCAGCAGGGCGTCGCGCAATTCGCCGCCGGCCCACAAACCATGCTGCCGGTTGGGCACCCATTTCCAGCCGCCGTGCCCGTCGGCGGCGAGTAAAATGCCGGAAGAGGCGTCATACGGGCCGGTTTCAGGCATATTGTTTTCATCATTACCCAACAGCAGCAGGTCGGGTTTCCCATCGCGGGTAAAATCATGCACCACTATTCGTTTTGTGCAGGATACCTGGGCGTCCAGCGGTAGAATATGCGCGGTAAACGTACCGTTTTTGTTTTCAAACCAGGCGCTTTCCAGCATTTCCACCTTTAATTGCTCTTTAATACGGCGTTTAATTCGCCTGGTTCAACATCGAAACCCGAACGTTTTACGCCTATCGTTTTGGCTTCGATAAAGGCCCTGTACTCATCAAGTGTTTTTATCATACTCGTTTAGTTTTTATTTACCCACAAATGTACACCTATTATTTATTTGTACAAATATTTTTACACAAAAAAAACCGCACCAGGTGAAATCCAGATGCGGCCGTAATTGCGGTAATATTGCACCAAATAAAACTAAACGTCCTTTTTCTTGCGCCCCCGTCCGGGCGCTATCGCGGCGGCTTCCGCTTGCAGCACTTCCAACACTGCCTGCCAATTACCGGCCAACCCGGCAAGGATAACCGCCCGCATGGCCAACCGAATCGGGAAAATCCGCAACCCGTTTGCACGGCGGATTTTGTTCGACGTTTCCACCATGTTCCTGACCTCATCAGGAACAACAACTACACACGACTTCTCTATCTGTTCCCGCTCCGTTATCGCTGCTTTCTTTCTCATCTACTTTTTTTTCTTGCAAATGTACGTTTATTTTATTTTGACGTACAAATATTTTTTACGCTGTAATTTTTGACATTTTAGCCCTCTCTGCGTCTCGCTCTTTTTGTTCGACGTGGATGGCCCGGTCAATAAGTAATGCCAGTTCCCGTCGCACCTCCGGCGTTAAGGTTGTCCGTTCGTGGATGTGGTTTTTTGCGTGTGCGCTTGTATATCGCTTTGCTGGCGGCAATGCCTGAAACTCTTTTTCTGTCAGCCGGGCACAGAGCAGCGCCTTTGCGATGGCTTCGCGGACAATAATGGCGTTGCGGCCGTTAATGCTGTTTGTTATTAGGAACCGTTCGATTTTGTCGTTCATCGTTTTTTTTATTTTTGAATCTTTACATATTTTGCCGGCAGGTCAAAAACACCATCTTCGCACCAAAGGGAATATTTGTATAAAATTCCTTTAGTTAGGGTTATTTTGTCGCCCGCCTTAACCGAGGTTCCTGGTATGTCTTTTTTTGCTGTTGCTTCGGAAAACCACATATTTTAATATTTTATAACTGTCGTTTGCCGGAAACCGGCGATATGCGCGCCGCGTCGGCAAACTTGGAGTTATGCGATAAATACAAAATCGCTTTCGTCAATGTCAACATCATGGCTGCTGTCACCGTCAGCGACATAGGCAATAAGTTCGCCGCCCTCGGCATCTGAACCCGTTGCCGTTTCTTCGCCTGGCTCTAATTCGGCGATATTGACAATGCTGCCTTTTGGAAAGGCAAGAAAGCCCTTCGTTGTTATTTTTGCCTTACCTAATTCTTTCATTTTGTTGAATTGAAAAATTAAAAAATCCCATAACTCCGCTTTCCCGCCAATCACTCCGAGATGTCGCAAAGCGGGAAAGCATCAGTTATCAAAACGGAATATCCTCATCGTTTTTTGGCCGCGCCCCTACCGGAATAGTGTAATCCGTGTACGCTGGCCGTTCAATGGTTTGGCCCTGGTCGTGGCTTTCTTCCAAGTCGTGCCAACCTTTTATGCCGTTTTCGTCGAAGCCGGCTAATACAATGCCTGTTTTTCGCATCCGCTGTTTTGCGAAAATTATTTCCCCTAATCCTTTCAGCGATTCGCCTTTTTCATTTTCAAGTATGCCGTACATTTCTGGACGGTATAAAAATGTTACTACATCCGCGTCGGTTTCAATCGAGCCGCTTTCTTTCAGGTCGGATAGTTGCGGGCGCTTTGACCCGCCTCGAATTTCAACGGCCCGGTTTAGTTGCGATAACACTACTACCGGAATATCCAACGTATTTGCCAGTACTTTCAACTTGCCCATTATTTCTCCTATCTCAAGGCTTCTATTGCCGGCTTTCGCGGTAACTTTCTGGATAAAGTCAATAACCAAAAAGTCGATCTTTTCCCGGTAATGTTCCCCGTAACAGGTGGCGATAATTTCATTTATGCCGCGCTCCTTGTCCAATACCAAAATAGGCAGGTTGTCCACGAACGCCTTTGCGTCAACTATTTTTTGCCGCTCTTGGTCTGTTAATATACTCCAATCATCGTCGTGCGTATATCCGGAAAGCATACCAATAATTCGTGTCCGCAATTGGCGGTAATTCATGTCCAGGGTAACAAAAACGCCGCGTGCGCCTTCCTGCACCCATTTCAGCACATCGCAAAGAATGTAGTATGTTTTGCCTGTTCCTTGAACGCCTGCTAAAACGTATAGCGTTCCAGGCTCATATCCAACCATCATCCGGCTATTGCGGACGCATGCCAATGAAGGCTTGCACTTGTAATCAATTTCATACCCTGCCATTTTCAGTTCAAACCATCGTTCGAACCATTCGTCTTTGGTGCCGCTTTGCTCGACATATGCCCGTCGCTCATTCCGAAAAGCGTCCTGCTGTTCGCGGATTTGTTCGGCGTCAAGCCCTTGCGCAATGCCACTTCCGACAAACAAAGAGCATCGGTGTTCAACCCATTGCCGGTACACCGTCTCGAACATTTCCAGCGCTAACGCGGTATCCGTTTCGATGTGGGCGTTCATTGTCGCATAAATGCCGTTAATGGTCAATCCGCCAGCCGTGGCTGTTTCTCCAATGCCGGCCGCATGGCAGACAGAATGCACGGAGTAAGATCGAGACGGGCCATAATGTTGCGCCCAAACAGCCGCCGCGGCTTTCTTGTATGCCGTGTCTTCCCACCAAACCGGGTGCATCCTGCCGGCAAGGGCAGCGAAGTTATGCGGCTCCCGAAGGATGGCGGCAAACAGGATTTCGGCGCAGTTGCGGTACTGCGTCTCGATCTCGAACGCCTGGCCGGCGAAAAGGTACGGGTCGGGCGATGCGATGTTGCGCCGTGTTCGGTATGGTGCTTGCGGCTCAGACATTGCCGAAAAATTGCAGTTGTGAAATATGGACAACGGCGCAATTTAAGTAGCCGGTTGCCGATCTGCGGCGGGCCACTTGTTCGGCCTGTTCGGCGTCGCGGTATATTACCGCCTGGCCTATGTCGTCGGATAATATGGTTATTATTCCGGGCCTTGCGGTCATTATGGTAGACTTGCAAATGATAATGTACATCGTTTAGTTTTTATTCGTTTTAAATAAATCTTGCTCCCATCAAAAAAGCAAACTTTAATCCAATTCTGATCAACAGATATATCATCAACTTGCCCGGAATTAATGCTTTTGGTTATTTCATCAAATAGCGGTCCTGAGTAGTATTTGCTCAAAAAGGATATTTTTTCTCTCCTAAGTTGCAAATAATGTTTCCCGCAATTGTTAATCGAATAAAGGCTCATCGTTTAGTTTTTTTGTATTTTGTTCATTATCCATGTGCGGCCATTGCATTTCCACTGATTGCCTTTTTTTATGCACAACCTATCTTTTTTCGGATAATATGCGACCTCTACACCATCAGAAAATTTAATCAGATATAGGCTTTGGTCTGGCCTTGATTCAACAACACTTACCAAATGGCTGTCCTTTATTTTCGGTAAAAAAAACTCATCAAAGGTTTCGATTCGTTCCTCCCTTATGGCCTTGTGGTGTATATTCCAAAACCGGAAGTCGTTTTCTTCCTCATCGGCCTGAATTTTTAATAGTTCAGATTTTTTCATTTCAATTCATTTTTTGCCGCCAAAAACGCGGCGTTAACGCGGTCTTTCGTGGCCTCATCAACCGGCGTCCAAAACCCCCGCATCCACTCAACAGCGCCTTTCACGCCTTTTTCGGCAAACAACTCCGACCAAAGCCGGGTTAGGTGTTCGTCGAAGTTGTCGCGGGCGTCGCGGTATGCGGCGACCAATTCCGGTTTTTCGGCTTCTTCCATGTCGGTGTAAAAAATGAAGTCCAGTTTGTTCCCACAATATTCCCGCCATTCTTCCAAGGTTATTTCCTTATTGTGGAAGTCGATGCACTTTTGCTTCGCCTGCTGTGCTCCGACTTCAACAATCCACCTAAGGATGATCTTAACCATTTCCCACCGCACCGCCGCGTTTCCGGCGTCGATGCTTTTCTGCCATTCGGCGGTGAACATGTCCGCGTAGGCCCGGCAGAATGCGAGTATTTTCTTCCCGTCGCGGGCGAAGTTGATACTGCCGTCTGTTGTGTTGGTTGTTGCCTGGTGTTCGATCATTAGCCGGATAACTTGCAGGTGTTCGGCGGAAACAATAGGCCCATACAGCACCGCGTCGCGTTCGCACCTGGTTAAGGCGCTTATATCCGTTACCGTCCCAAAGTGGCGGAACAGTTCGGATATTTTCGCGGTGGTGTGGTGGATGGAGGTCATATTAGCAGCGGGATATTACAATTTGGCCAAAGGCATTGTCAATATCACTTACCTCGCTTTGCCAATTTTCAGTATGATCCCAATTGCGGCATATTTTCTGAAAATTATCCGGGCATTGGTTTATGATTTTTTCGGCGTATTTTTTCCGGTATCCCGACAGTTCATGCGTAAACACATTATTGTTACCGGTTGCGGCCTCGATCAATGGGCCAAAAGCCTGGGTAGGTGGCATACTTGTGTACAGTCTGCCAGTGTAAAAACTCAAAATTGTGGATGGTTTAAATGTCATTGCGTTTATTTTTACCTGTTTTCTAATATTGTTTTTGCCCGGCGGCCTAAAATACACTTCCTACTTCCGCCGTATTCCTTGCCCCATTTTTCCGCAACGCGGATTAGGATGTTTTCGACCTCATCAAAGCGGATGTACTCGACATCCTGCTCCCAAACCCTTTCTTCTGACCATGTTACCTCTGCCAAATCCTCGAACTTGTCGCCCGGCTCTACGCCGTTCAGGTTTAGGAAAATGCGGGTTGGTGCGGGTATTTTCATATTTTGCGTTTTATAACTGCTGTCTGCCGGCCAAAGGCGCTATGCGCGCCGACGGCGGCAGGCTTGGAGTTATGCGGGAATTGAACGGCGAAGGTTGGCAACCATAAGGAACGCCTCTTGGCTTTTCAAATTAATTTGCTTCAATGCCTCCTGCATAAGCGCCCATTGGTCGGCATCCATGTCTTTGTGGGCTATTTCTCGGGTATAGGTGTGCGCAACCTGATGAGAAATCACACGTAGTTCTTCAATTATATTTATAAGTTCTTGCTCCATTTTTTTGAATTGAAAGGTGAAAAAAATACCGAATAACTCCGCTTTCCCGCCCATGCTCCGTACACCTCACACAGCGGGAAAGCCCCAGTTAGCCGCAATTAAATAAGTACAGCCTGAATGCCTTTGCTCATCCTGTTCTTTGCGGCTGCATAGTAGTCGGGGTCAATCTCAAAACCAACGTAATCAAATCCCATACTTTCACACGCTATTAAACTGGACGCGCTGCCAACGTGTGTATCCAAAATCAGTTGTCCGGGCTTGGCGTAGTTTTCGAGCAGCCAGCGGTAAAGGGCTACTGGCTTTTGGCAAATATGCACCCTTTTTTCGTGCGTGTTTCTGACGTGTTTGGCGATTTTTGCGTTTGAATCAAAAGAAGTCCACGCCATTTCGCAATCTGCAAGAGTATCCATGTGCGCCTTTTTGTCCCAAATAATAAAGCACCTTGTCGGCGGCAAATGAAAGTAGTTTCCACCCCACACTATTTGGTTTTTTGAAACCCTAAAAAACTCTTTCCAGTAATTCGGCTCCGGCTTTTTGTCCCAATCTGCGTCTCCGTTTTTATACTTATTCGCCCACGTCCCGCCCTGCGTAAGTTTGTCGCCCAATCCATACGGCGGGTCAACAATCGCCAAGTCAAAGAACTTGTCAGGATACGACGGCAGCCCCGTTTCCAAATCCATGCAATCGCCTAAAATGAATTTTCCCATCGTTGTTGTTTTAAAAAAGCGGCTAACCCTGCTTGCCCGCACACCGACCGCTATACGCGGCGCGGCGTACAAGCCGCAGTTATCAAAAGCAAAAGTAGTATACTTAATTTAATTGTACAACTTTATTTTTTCAATTGTCGCACATTTGTCAGCTGTGCCGCAACAATGTCCCCGGCGAACGTGTAGTAAACATCCATCTTGCCCCCGCACTCCCGGCAAGTATGCCGGACATAAAACCGCTTTGATTTTTGCAGGCGGTCGTCAACTTCGCCGATCTTTAACGGCATTCCGCAATGCGGGCATCGGGCTTTTGATTCGGCCATGTGCAGAATACCGCCGGGGACGTGGATGGTTTTCATATTTCTTCCCGCTTTGCGTATCTTATTTCCGCTGCCGCCCGCGTGGAGTATTGAACCGTTTGCGCTCCAGGCCCGGCTACCCTCGCCGCGTCGCGCTTCTTTTCTTCCTGCAACCATGAACAAAGCGCGCCGTTTTGGCGCTCGAATGATTCGGACGCCTTGCCGATCTTCACCCGATGGGCGCAAAAGGCCGTGATAACCTCCGTAAGGCGTTCACGCTTGTATGCGGTGCCTGCCGTCGCCTGAATGGCTTGTAATTCGTCTACGTGGGCTGTGTAGAACGCCCGGATTTCTTGTAGCATCTGTTCCGGTGTGTGGGCTTGCGGACTGTCCGCGAATGAGTAGCGCGGAGCGGGGACCGATTGCGGCTTGTTATCGGATTTCGGCAGGTAAATACCCTGGTAAGAACCTAATATGCTGTGTTCGATTGCCAGCGCGGCGGCGGCCGGGTCGTATCCGGTTTTCCTTGCAAATGCGGCGACGGCGGCGGCCTCCGTTTCGACGGCTTTGTATTTGCCTTTTTTTTCAACTGCCTTGTAGGCTATCCACTTTGCCCATTCTGGATGTATGGCCGCGAAAAAGGTTTTTAGTTCGTTGGTGCCCAGGTGTTCGGCTATTTCTGCCGAACGGTCTGCGGCCGGTTTGGTAGCGCGGGGCTTGCGCGGCGCGCCGGCCGCCGGCGGAATATTGGCCTTCGGTTCTTTTTCGGCTTCTAAGGAAAAAACAACTTCCTCAACGACGGTGACGGCTGTTTCGGAAATTTGGTCGGGCGTGTGAATGGTAACGACGGTTTGCTTTTCGCAAAGCGGCGTATTTCCATCTACACCTTCTATCTCTTTTTTATCTATCTTAGATACCTTATTAGTTTCGTCAAGTTTCCTTACACGAAAATCCGAATCCGTGTCAACTTTCCTTACACGGTCGTGTAAACTTTCCTTACATGCTTCCGCTTTCTTGCTTATCCTTTCGTGTAAACTTTCCTTACACGCATTTTCAGTATCTACCCAAATTTCGGTAGTCCTAAGAATGCCTTTAAGGCCAGAAATTTGAAGCAGATTTTTCTTTTCCATCCTAACGGCCATATCCCGCAATGATTGACGGGAAATACCTACAAAGTAGGCAATGTCATCTTTGTCATCCGAACACCATCCGGGCTGCTGCTGTCGCGGGTCCGCTTGCCGGTAATGTATATACGAGCATAGCGCGTATTCGTCGCGGGATATGGAAAGTTTGCGGCGGGCTTCTTCGTTGATTGAGGTTGAACCCCTTAGTAGTTTGTACTCTTTCGGCTTTTCTTTCATCGCCTTAAAATAAAAAAGCGCCTTAACAGGGTGCGGGCCGGTTGGAAATGCCGGAAATTGGGGGCCTAACACCCCAATGCCCGCGCCCTACTAAGGCGCTGATTTAAAAAAACTGCGTTAGGCTAAAACCGGGTTTCCAATCCGGAGTGCGTCGTTACGCGGTACAAAGATAAAAAAAATATCCGTACAAGCGCAAGGCCGGTGCGGATATTTTTTTACGGGCTGGTATCATTACCAAGCCGACACTACAAGCCTGCTGTTCAGGAACTCGGCAATAGCGGCTGATCGGTTTACCTCGGACGAAACAAACATTTCCGAGCCTTGCGACCCATCCACCTTTTCATAGTGGATTTCGTGCTGGTATTCGGCTCCGTATCGGCGGGCACGGTTTCCAAATTTGCGTGCTCGTATGGCGTCTTGGTTTGCTTCAATGTTTTGATAAAAATTTGCCTTGTCCATCTTTTCCCGGTTATGGTTACGGGTTCCGTGTTTAGTTCGTGAATTAATTACCCCACAAAGATGGGGTAAACACTTTAAAAAGTCAATACATTAATACAATTATTTTTCAGGCATTAACAAAAATACCAAAATTATATTAAAAAACCCGGCAAACTTGCGTCTGCCGGGCAATAACCATTTTACCAAAAGCCTATTTTCTTTCGTTCCGGTCCAACCACTCCCAAACGCCGGCTGCCGCAACCGCTAAAAGCAAAATTAAAAACGCGATGAGCGCGGTGAGTGGTTGGTCGGTCATTTTACGTGTGATCCTGGCAAAACATCATTTGTTGCAATTTCAATCTTGTCGTACCATTTCTTTTCGTTGATTTCAAGCCATGCGAGTGCTGCCGCTTCGGCTGGGTTTTCGTGTGCAATTGAAAACCATGCTATGCCATCCGAATTTGACCCGGTTGAGCATATAAATTTTGAACTTCTTATGTCTGAATATATCGTGCCCTCTTCAAGCCTAACCAAAATGTCGGTAGCCGTCGGGGCGAAAACCAAACCGCCGGAATATCCAACGTATTTGCCAGTTATTTCGCCAATTGCGCCGCCGCTAAATGAGCATTCCCGTACATATAAAAGATCGCCTTCGTCGGAATATACAAATCCGATTTCGATGTATTTAGGCTGCGGGAACCCGGCCCCTTTCAGGCGCTTTGCGGTGTCGAAACTTACAATGTTTTTCATAGTCGTGTAGTGGTTTTTTCGTATAATTCCATAACCCGGATAACCCCATCCAACCGGATAACAATAGACCGGCCGCCCGGCCCTGGGTCGTAATGGGCGGAAAAGAATGGCCCGTTGAAATACAAGTGCCCGCCGTCGGTCCTTATCCACTTAATTCCGTACCAAAGCCGTATTTCCCGTCCTATGCCTATTTCCAGCGTGTCGCCATGCGCCCATACGGGCCAGGATGCGCTACCGACGTCCATCCGTCCGGCGCTATCTTGCATAATTACCGTTGACGTATTGAATCGGAAATGCTCTTGGCAGCGCCCGCAATGCGGGAAAAGCAGTAGGAAAATGACGGCGAACATGGCAACCGTAGCCGTTGCGCGGCACCCTTCCGGAATTGTTGTTGTTTCTTCGTGGTCGTTCATGGCCTCAAAAGTATTGAATTTGATGCTGAAACTCTAAGAAAACCCGCTCTGGCATAAGTGCAAGGAATTGCCGGCGTAGCGCGTGACAGTTGTCGAAATACTGCCGGATGTGGCGCGTATCGGCCACCTCGTTTTCGCGGAGGAAAATGTGGTAAGGAACGCCGGCATCGTTTGCCATGCGGGCTGCGGCCGCAATTCGGCGGGTAATGGTTAGTCCAGCATATTGCAGGTGTTCGGCTTTCACTTCCCCGGCTTTTTCGCCAAACCGGATGCAAAGTTCGTCGGGGTCGCCAGATTCGGTTATTTCGATCATGCCGGGGGCGGTGTTGATGCGGATGGGGTTTTGCGCCGCGCATTTGTACGCGGTCATGAGCAGG